CATTAGAAATCTCATCCATGGCAATGGCCTGTTTTACGAAATCCATATCTATCTTTATGCCTCTATCATTAATAGTCTGGTCAAGATGGTATTCATTCCATGTTTCTTCTGGTACAGGAAATTTAATCAGCCTCTCTTGAATTAGCATTTCTGTCTCAACGTCTCTCTTGTTATAATTCTTGAACGCTTGCCACTTTTCTTTGTCATCACTTGGAAGGTTCCTAACTCTTCCCCCATTTGATTTGGTAGGCTTACATGGTATACAAAAATACCTTATCAAGTCTTTACCTTCTTTTAACTTCTGTTTTTCAAGTCCAAGAACAACACCTACACCTTCTAGAGAAAGCGGCAGGCCCATATAAGCTGACCATACCATTGAGCACCTCCAAGATAGGGGACTTAGATAAGACCCAGAAGGATATCCTAAATATCTCGAAAGACATATTCTTTCAAACTGTGCGTTAAAGGCCCATTTAATAACATTCTGATCCCCTAAGGCATCTATAATATTCGTGGGTATCTTTTCTCGTGCTGCTAAATCAATCACCTGAACTTCTCCGCCATCAACTGAATAAGCAAATAGAAGTATTTCAAAATCATCCGCCTCTACATAGCGATATACACCACTTTTTTGAAGACTAACAGATGAATATGTCTCTATATCAATTTCTAAATTCTTCATAGCGCACCTCCATTTCAAAAGAAAAAAGGTGGCAGAGAAAAGCCACCACCTTAATGTCACTGATTCTGTTAGGCAAGGAAATCATCATCTGCAAGAGTTGTAAAGTCATCTGCTGCAGAAGTCTTTCCGCCAAGAGGTTCACCATCTTTAATCTTTTGGATGTTTCCAAGTCCGCAGGCCACACCTTTGTTTCCGTTTGAGTTAAAAGCATAGAAGTTAAGTGAAACCCTACCATAGCAACCGCTGTATACTTCACCACGATCCATAATCGGTTTAACGCTTTTATCAACAATCTGCGGTGCAGTTTTGCTGTTGGCGTTGATGAAATAATGTCCCTTATAGGCCTCATCATCACGCTCGACATCTCCATCTCTAATAGGAAGTTTAATGGCCGCTTTATTAGGCTTCTTCCCACCAAACTTAGCAATCCCTTCTTCAATAGCTGCATCGATGGCAGCATTTATTGCATTAATGGTTTCCGTATCGTCTTTTGGAATAAGAACAGATACACTGTATTTTTCAGCACCTCCATTAATAGATACCGGCTCCCATCCGTGGAAGTAAGAGAGTCTTGTGTTCATACCTGTAATTACCTTTGTTCTATTCATGTTATTTGCCATATTGATTAATCCTCCTTAATTTCATTAAATTCATTTTTAGCGTTCGTTACCTTTATTGCCTGTCTTTTATCTGAAACAGGAACCAAAGTCGGCTTACCTGGTGCTTTATAGATGAGGCTTCCAAGAATATCCTCAAACTTAGCTTTGCCCATGAGCTTTTGCATCTGAGTCAAAGGAATAAGGCTCTTACGGTAAATATCCTTATATCCACTTGCTTCAGCTTTTTTTGCGATGGCATTTTCATCTTTGTACTTGCGAACCGAGCGCCCTTCTACAACTTTAAAGCCACTCCACTTTTTACCGTGGTTAATTGCAGCATCTGTAGCATAAGCATTTATTTCACCTGCCCATTTCGTAAGATCGGGAATTATGCTTAAGATTTCCTCGATTTCATTATCTGTAAGCAGGGGTGGCATCTTAAACTCCAGCTGTGCCAGTTTCAGTTTTTCTTCAGCTCTTGCACGACATCTTATAGATGCTCTGCAGAATGTACACCAAGGACCGGGGATAAATTCACCTTCACCTTCATAGGCTTTTTTAGCCTTAGGTTTTAGTTCTTTTTCCGCCCATTCTTTCAGTTCATCTACTGGAACGGTCCATGTGCTCACATTCTCTCTTCTTGGCTGAAAAATGGTCATTGAAACTTCTTTGATATCATAAAGACTGTCATAGATTTCAAGAGCGCCAAGAGCATATAACTTCATCTGAGGGTTGTCCTGTGCGTCAACAAGTACGCCTCTTCCATATTTAAAATCAATAATATGCAGCTTGTCATCTGATATGATTACACAGTCTCCTGTTCCAAATCCCTCAGGAACATAGCAAGAAAAATCAAGTCGCTTTTCTATAAGAACGATTGGATCTGTACAGGACTTTCTTGCCAGTTCCACCTGCTCTATGATGAAGGAAACGTAGTCATCTGTGCATTTCTCCATCTCATCACAGTCGTATTCAGATGTAGGCCTCTTACTACTAATGCGCAGGGCATTTTTTAGTTTGTGCTCTGAAAGCTCATGTGCTGCTGTACCTTCTTTTGCTGCTTCTCCACTTGTATTTTCAAATTCAAGTTCAAGCCTTGCAGATGGTAAGCAACGAAGCCATCTATGTGATGAAGATGCGGATAGTATTGCGTGATTACCCATTACCAAGAACCTCCGCAGCTTTCAAAATGTCAGCATAGAATTTCTTATCAACAGCACTTAGCTTATCAGCACCGTATTTCTTGATAATATCCCGCACTTCACCAGTAAAGCCACTTTGACTCTTTTCAGCAAGGACCACCCTTACTTCTTCAAGTGAAATCTCCGGCTCTTTAGGCTTTTCTGATTTTACTGTAGGTTCTTCAGGCTCAGTCACTACATCACAAATAGCTTGTATGCTATCTGCAAGGGCCCTCATATCCTCTACCACGTCAAGCAGCAACTTTGTTTTACTCAATATCTTCTCCTCCTTTCATAGTCTCACAAATGGCAAGTTCCTCAATACGATCTCCGGGAACCAGAATTGTCACTCGCTGTTTATCTCCAAGGAGAAAACGTAAGATGCGCTCCCTCACGGTGACATTACGGCAAGTGAGAATCCCATCTGTTTGTTGTTCTTTTGAAACACTGATTTTTAACTTGTGTTTCATTTACATCACCTCTTTCTGAAGGGCCAATCTTTTCTCCCCTCTATCTAGTAGCCACAGGAGAAGTGAAAATCTGACGGTTTTTAGAAATAAAAAAATACCCTCAGAAGTTTTTTAAACATCCAAGGGCATAGTGATTACTTATTCAATTTTGATAAAGGCATCTTTAAAGCCTGCAGCTTTAGCCTTAGCTAGCATAGCCTCAGCATTTGATTTAACACTATAAGCTCCAATCTGAACCCGGTAGAGTTTCTTAGACCCTGAAGCTGTTGAAGTTAATAGTTTTTTAACGTCAGCTCTAAAAGTATCCATACTCTTACCATGTCTGGAAAACCAGTGGCCGGGGTCAGCATGATTACTGGCTATTTTCTTTTGATATCCTTCATAGTGGCCAATAATGTCTTTTTCAGTTAGATCATAGAGCTTACAAAGGTAAGCACAAAGTTCTGTGGCTTCTTTGTAGACTGAGTTGAAATAAGAAGCATCTGCCAGATTGTCTTCGCAAATCTCAAAGCCTATATGACTATTATTTGCTGTGCCCCCTGCATGCCAGCCTCTATGATTCCAGGGCAAGGTTTGATACGTGGCGATGGATCCATTCTTTAGCCTACCGATGAAAGCATGAACACAAACCCGTCTGCCACTTGGTCTATACTGGTTCCAGTGATTGTTGTATTTATTTTCACCAAGGAGACCATCATCCGGCCCTACATACCTGCGAAGATATGGATTGTTGGCCCCGGTGCTGTGGACCATTATGCCTCTTGGTTTAATTTTTCTACCCGCCTTATAGCATTCATTTTTTGTAAGAATAAGTTTTTTAAGGTTCATTATTTTTCCCTCCTATAAGGTGGCGGTTGTCACTTAGTACCATCCTTATCACCTCCGTCTTTTAGCTGTTCAAGAATCTCTTTAAGTTTCTCTGGTACAGGAAGTCCGATTCTTGTTGAATTCTCTATAATGCTAATTCCCTCATTGGATAGATAGAAGAAGATAACAGCGGTTCTTATGACTCCACCATCTCCAATAATGTTCTGATCAATAATATGAGCAATGCCTACCAATGAAAAAATAACAACTTTCTTAAAGATGCCCTGAGCACCAACATCACTGGAAAGATGCTTTTCCAAAATGGCACACATCACTCCAAGAATATAGTCAATCACCACAAAGGCGATCAGGGCATATAAAAATCCATCGTAACCTCCGAGAAACCAGCCAAGCCAACCACCAAGGGCAGCAAAGACCATTTGAATAAAAGTCCAAATATCTCTCATGTAATTTCCTCGCTTTCATAAAA